GTTCCCATTTGTCTTACCTCCATTCTGGCGTTCTAGTTCTTGAACTCGACGTTCAAGTTGGTCATTCTCAGTCTTCAAAACATTGTTCTGCTTACTCAGCCTGACAACTTCCTCGTTTAGAGCTTCATTCTTACTTCTAAGCCGCGTGACTTCCTCCTCCAGATTCATCTTATCTGTTCGGAGTTTGTCTACATCTTCTCGGAGGTCTGACACTTCTGAGCGGAGTTCTTTGATTGTTTCCTGAAGCTCACATCTGAAGGCAGAAGTAGCAGCATTGAACTCCTTCTGCCAATCAAGCTCGAACTTCTTATCATCAGCTTCAGACTGTGTAGATGTGGTGCGCTTACTTATGAGATAATCAAGTCCTTTTGTAAGGACAGCTCCCATAGCTCCTGCTACACTAACAAGGACGGCATCATTCATACAAACAGTCTCCACTGACTCGTTTACTATAATATACTAGCAAACAAAGTCATCAGCAGTTACATTCCGCGAGGAAGTATTTGGCCAGTCTCTGGTCTTACGCTCCCAGAACCTCCTCCTGAAACTCTTACTCCAGTATTTATAACTCTGACAATCTTTATATAGCTCTGTGCTGTGTGCTGTGATCCAACTTTGCCTCTCTGATACTTTGGCAGCTTAGATGCTACATCACAGCCATCCACTTTATAAGCCATTATTCACACCTCACAAGTGCACTACAGCTTGCTCCTGTGTTATTTGTCCCACAACTAAGATACTCTACTGCAACATACTGGTGGTCATCACCATATATATTTATTGTATAGAATGAACCTGAAGCGTCGGTCTCTGCTGCATAAAACATAAGTCCACCAAGATCTGGATTCCCTGCATAACCAAGATTTGGGTGGACAGGAAAGAATCCTATATTCTCATTATATGTGCTACTACCAGCAGGTATCGCACACTGCCACTTCATTGGAGTAGATGGGTATGCAGCACCAGAAGCAGGAAGCCCTTGCATAGCAGATGTCCCTGTATAAACTGTAGAGCTTGTGTAGTTTGCACAGATATTTACTCCATCAGCAGTAGGGTCTCCATTTGTGTCCTTGAATCTTTCTATCCAGAAGACATTAGTCTGTGAGGACAAATCGACCCAGAAGGCTATGTTAAGTCTCCCGCCATCACTGCTAATATATGTTGATCCAAGTGATGCCGATCCAGCATTTGTTGTAACATAGAAGTATGATGAAATATCTCCAGTTAGATTCCCTGCCCCATCAGTTGTGTGGCCAACAGTAATCCTGATACCAGGTCTTTGACCACTTGTAGCAGAAGACCCAAACTCAAACTTTATTATAACAGGATTTGTGGCTTGGAGACCATCTGTGAACTGTCTTATCTCATACCCCATATACTGATTGGCAGATGTTGGGTAAGATACTGTCCCCCAGTCTATCTGTCCAGTATCAGCAGTTTTTGTTACACCAAGGGCTTCCATTGCACTACATAGTGCAGACCCCCATGCTTGAAAACTTGCAGCATCAAGCTGATATGGTGCTGTAACAATTCTTTGATAAGACATTATTCATACCTCAAGGCTAGACTTTTTGATGAAGAATTAGAATTGACTGTTCCGATAGCATTTCCCATAGTTTTGTATGTGTGACTGCTACCAAGAATAGTCAATGAAATATCTGTTGCTGCAGAAATATCTGCTGTGAAATAAACACAAGCTCCAAGGTCTGGATTATCAGCATATCCAATATACGGGAGGATAGGGAATAGGCCAATGTTTCCTCCATAAGATGCTGTCCCAGTATATGGGCAAAGACAGCATATCCCTGCTGATGCTGGAGATACAGGGAAGCCTTGCCCCTTCTTTGGGAAATATTGCTGATAGTTCGCTCCAGAATAAACCCAAACAGCATTAACCCCATTGGAATTATTTGATCCATTTGCGTTTTTAGTTCTCTCAAGAGTGAACATGAATATATATGATGTATTAGAAAACATCGCAAAGTTTACTCTATCAGATGCTCCACTAACATAGCAATCTGAGGCGGAGGTTGAGTTAGTGCTATTCCTCATAACCATAACTGCTGTAGTTGTACCAACAAAGTTTCCTGCACCATCAGTTGCTCTTCCAAGAGTTATATGTATTGCACAATTTGATGCAGATGATATGCCAGAACCATACTCTATCTTTACTATAACAGGATTAGATGACTGAGTAGCATCAGAGAATGCTCTTATCTCATATCCCATCATCTGATCTGTTGTGCTTGGTGCTGCAACTGATGTCCAATCAATCTGTCCAGTGTCAGCTGTCTTGGTGAATCCAACAGCAGTTAAGGCATCAGATAGCTTCTTCCCCCAATCTCTAAAATATGCAGCACTACTACATGATGGTGCAGTAGAGAATGATTGTGTCGACATTATTCATACCTCATGGCTACACAAATTGTCGAAGTTGTGTTTCCATTTGTAGTTCCTGCAGCAACTTGTGAAGCAACAAAGTCATAGTTTTGCCCAAAAATTGAAACAGTAAATATTGAACCTGCTGACCCAAGTCCTGCTGAATCATATATTATCGCAGCAAGATTTGGATTAGCAACATATCCAATATTTGTGCAGGAAGGGAATAGGCCGATGTTCCCTGCATATGAAAATCCACCAGAATACGGGCATAAACAAGGAATCTTCGCTGATGATGCAGAAAGAGGATACTGTAGACCTCTCTTTGGGAATAAAATCTGATATGTTGCGGTCCCAGATGTGTATCCAATATCTACACCAGTATCTGTATCTGACCCGTCATCACCTTTTGTTCTAGCAATATAGAAGCCAAAAGCATACGTTTGTGTATCACCAAACAATGCAACAGAAACTCTATTTGTATCAGCACTAACAAAACAAGGCTGCAGAGATGTCCCCTGAGACCCTCGATAACACTGAATAACATTCGCTGTCTCTCCAACAAAGTTTCCTGCACCATCAGTTGCTCTTCCTATTGTAATTTGTATACCAGGATATGCTGCAGAACTACCTGCTCCATATTCAATCTTCAATATCATCGGATTTGAAGATTGAAGCGTGTCAGAAAAAGCTCTTATCTCATATCCCATCATCTGATATGATGATGCGGGTTTTGCTGCAGAAGAAAGGTCTACTTGCCCAGTGTCAGCTGTCTTAGTGAATCCAACAGCAGTTAAGGCATCAGACAACCCTTTTGCCCAAAGTCTGAAGTTGGCATCACTCGAATTATTTGATTGAGCCCAGAACGAAGTCTTAGCCATATTATGCCTCTAACTGGACATATGTTGCAGTAACTACAACTGTCCCGGTATTTTCATCAAGATTCTTTACAGTTATACAGACTGTGTCTGGTTGCCCTGCATCAAGACTGAAGACCAATGCAGCAGGATTCAGATCAAGAGTAAGATTTGACGACTCTGTTATAACCTCAAGAAGAACTCCGTGCTCACCTACAGGGTCAGTAGTTTGACTACGAGCAGCATCTGCAGATTGATGAGCAGAAGTCGAATATACCCTAACCCATGCAGCCCTACTCGTCTGTAGTCTTATTACAGAGCAGCACTTTCCAAGGGAAAGAGTCTTTCCTGAGTCTGTTGCTTGAGGAGCAAGAGAATCTGTCTCTACATAAGTAGTTGTTCTACTTTGGAGTCCTGACCCACTGCTCCCTCCTGCTTCTCCTGGGAGCCAAGTGCTCGTGGCTTCATCATATAGAATTGTGTTGCCATCAGCAACTCCAGAGGTATTTACATCTCCAAGATCATTTATATTGATCTTCTGCCCATCGCCTGCTGCTCCAGAGTGCTTGTGACCAGTAGACCCATCGAATGGCAAATCCTCTATTTGAGTTTTCCGTATTTTAGTTTCAGACATTACGAACCTACCCAACTAGTTGTATATTCCACAATAAACCTATCATTTGCTATTCCATAGACTAAAACAGATGATCCAGATATTGTGAAATCATACGATGCACCTTCCATAAGCCTAATACCATTCTTCCATACCTTAGCACTATCAATAGGATGTGGAAGATTTATCTGCGTTATATCCCCTATTGGGACATACTGCACTGTATACCAAGGCTTAACTAGAGCAAGCTGTGTTTCAAGACCTTGAACATAAGGTATAAAGATGAGAAGGAACTCATCAAGATTATCAAAACGCTCAGAGCCAGTTGGATATTCTATCCCTGGAGTTGGCGGGTCAGTATAGTAATCATATCCTATCTCTGATTCACCAGAGTTGAAATCAGAAGTTGGAGCCAAATCAGGATTGTCTGAAATCTGTGTTATGACTACTTGGTCACGAGCCGCTTTGTTAAGCGCCTCTTTGATTCCCTCTATTCCTGCTCTCCTTAGCTGCTTACCAACTTGAGTGCCAATAGCATCATGGAGCGTTATTCTTGGTCTTCCAATGACTCCCATGTCTATCCTCTATATGGAACTAATCTAGTTTCGACTTCTCCACCACGCTTATGACTTATCTCCTCGATAACATAGAGAGTTCCATTTTCCTTGTCTGAAGACAGGATTGAGTTCTTGTATCTAACTGTCTGCCCAATTTGAGCATACGGATTGATATTGCTAACAGCAAGAGGATCATACAATCTGTATGCCTCTCTGAGCACATTCAAAGCGTAAGCATTGGCATCATCGATGTTTGTCAGGTATTCGTTCTTATCCGAGATGTTCAATGCTCTTATTCTATATTTGTCCATTAGAGCCTTATCAGCGTCTGTATCGAACGGAGGAGTGGTCCCAAGAGTTGCACTTGCATATACCGGCTCAGATACAGCAACTCCTTCTGCCATAATATTGAATATCTTGCAAGCAACAGAGTATGAATACGCTGATGTGTGGTGATCGACCTTTCTCTCATTGATTGGAGCAGGCTCATCAAGATGGAACTTTATATACTTAACTGCAGGAAGATCTGGGTCAGCATCTTGTGTAAAGTCGAAACTCTTGATGTCCTTCATATCCTGAGTTCCTGCGACTTTGCTAAGACAGGGAATCCACTCTGATCCTGGAGCCTCTGCTCTTACAAATATGCTATATGTGCAAGGGTAGATACCGTGCCCAGAAACCTTAGCAGAAACTCTATACAGCTTTACTTCCTGCTGTAGAGTTATTATAAGAATGTCCCTATCAGTAAGAGCAGGAGTATTATGATCGCCAGGCATCGGCTGCTTATATGGCTTCTCAGCAGATGGATACCCTTTCCCGCTTCCGAAACACCAGAACCCACAGGAAGACTTTGCCTGGTCTATAGCATAAGATGGGTGGTATCCACCAGACTCCATGACAATCATATCATCCTGATCGTATGTATATCCATTACCAGGATTATAATCATAGTCAATCTTCAAATCTTCTTCTGGATTCTCAGGATCAACATATCCTGAATAGCACGCAGTAGCACCATTCATGGATTTTGCATAATCTACAAGAGAGTCCCTGTCAACTTCTGAAAGACGGACATTTACTTGTGTGTATATCTGAGAATCATTCCTCTCACGAGATACAGAGAAATCATTCTTGAGTTCATACGCTGCTATATTCTGCTGCAGAATATACGCAGTATCTACATCTGAGTGCTCATTTATCTGCAGATAATAGTTCGGAGGAGCAAATTGGCTAAGCCACTCATCAACAAGTTCGAGGTGCTTCTTGTCATCCCAGATTCGGAGTATGTTAGTCTTGTTGTCTGAAGGCAGAACAACAACTTCTTTCCCAGCGAATCTATGTAACTCGATAGCAGAAGAAGGTGCTTCAACACACCTAGCTCTCATCCAGAAGCCTTTTGGATCACTTGTAACTGGGACGTTAGGATCAAGATCAGATAGCTTTACAGCAACCCAATCTTGAAGGTCAGTTTCATCAAATGCAACAACCCCGCTGGACTCAAATGACGAAGCCTTATCGTCTTGCTCATAAGCCCATCGGCTATCTTGCCAGCACCTTCTTAGCCAGTTATCAAGAGAGGCTTCATATTCTTCTTGACTTGCAAAGTCATACTGTTCAGCAGATATTGGATCAACCTGGACCCATGAGCTACCATTATAGACTTCCCAAATTATGCTTCCACCAACACCTACTGTCCTAAGATTCATATATAGGTGGGTGAAGCGGTGGTTCTCCACAGAGAGCATGAAGTAAAGCATCTCTCCTGGTGCAACAAGAGCCACCATATCACTATCATGGACCTTTGGAGAGTCAGTTTCTTTTTGGACTTTCGGATCATCTGTGGTCCCTGTTATATCTACATATTCCATAGGACCACCATAGGTTCTTCCTGTATACATATAGTTGTAGACTCTATCGAAAACAAAGTCATTAAGAACTGGTAGGCAATTCTTAATGTAGTTTATCGCAGAGCTATCAACATGCTGATATCCAGCCTGTAAAAGAACCTCATATATGACTTTGTTTAGAGCATTGCACCCGTCGAATGAGTCAACAGGAGACTTCCATCTCGTATAAGTTGCATATAGATGAGCAGGAGCACCAAGGCCACCTTCAGCAACAGAAGTGTTAAATGCCTCTGTGCTAACATACAAAGCTCCTTCACCATATACAACGAATACAATTCCATCCTTTAGAGTTATCGGGGACTTATTCCCTTGACCATCAAAGAAGAATATACCAGGAGGAATAGTCTGGTTCCAATTGTAGGAATAATCTCCATTATCTGTCAAGTGCCTATAGACTCTAAAGTCTCCAGTTTCATCTACAAGCTCAAGCTCAACTTGAGGAATCTCTACTAAGTCTGCTTCCCACTTTCCAACACAGGCAGTAAGAAGGCCATACTTAGCACAGTTGCGAGCAGATACCCTGAGCGTGGGCATCGCAGCCTCTACGCTCTCAGGATCAGAGTCTATAACAAATGTCCCTTTCTTGATGAATGAGTTATTATGCTCACTTCCAACAACCCTTTCAAATACGAGAATCACATCCATAGGATTCCAGAAGTTGGCATAGGTCCCAAACTCATCATCTATGACATCAAGAGTTAGAGTATCTGCTATATCAGATCGACTCTGCTCTATTGTATACTCTGTAACAAGCTCTGTTATCTCAACTACGTTCTTGAGACGAGGTATTCCAGTTGTTATATCATAAGGAGGATGCTGTCCACTCTGATCTAGGACATAATCTCCTTTGAATATTCTAAACTCAGAAGCTAGTGGGTTATCATCGAGAGGTTCCATCAGCTTAACGTAGTTATCTGATGTTTCAAGAATCAACTTCGCGTTGAATCTGTCATCTACCTCTCCGTCTGGAGAAGCATTCATGCTGTGGAACTTGGCATATGTATCTGGCTCATAGAAATCTGCAACAAACATGAAACCATAGTAAGGCTTCATATCTGCTATAGCTTCTTTTATTGCGATTCGGAAGTCGCCATCTGAAGACCCAATCTTCATATTGAGATTTGGGTCCATAGAGAATGTGAAGATTGGGTCTACATCTATATCTCCACCTGCAGTATCCCAGGAAACCCCGTCCATACGATTGTTCCAAGTTACCTCATCTTCATTCCAATCTTTGAGGATTCTATACACAGCAATACTCGGATACCCAAGTCCAAGGTTGTAGAACTGCATATAGACATCATCTAGTTCCCATTTTGCCTCATACTTGTCAAGAGGGAATCTGAGCAGTGCCCGAAACTCGTGGTCAGAATCCGCCCCAAATCCGACATATGTATATTCATCAGAAGAGAAGTTTGTTGTCGGATCATCCTTCTTGATATATGATGTCTCTTTTCTAAAATGAGGCTGCGAATACATAGTTGGGAACCTCTCATTATTAAGATCATGACCAACCATATCAATATACGGGCACTCAATTTGATATGTTGGCTCAAAGTCTAGTATATATCGGAACTGGTCTATCTCATCATCATGCTCAAACACAGTTCCATAGTCAAAATCTTCCCACTCTTCAGACTTGTGTCTGCGAAGCTGGACCTTTATATCCCATGGACAATCATTATCATAATAAGTTGGCATTATTATTTCGCGGAAGTCTAACGCCCACTCTCTTATGTCCCATGGTATATTGATAGGTCGAGAGATAAACTGCGAATGCTGCTCAGACGCAGGAATAACAAGTAATGGGAGATCAAATGTCTCCCACTCTGCATTCCCGACTGAGCCGGAATTCATCCACCGATTATCCTGTGGGACAGCCATTATACCCTCGACAGGGTTATTCTAAAGGTAAGATCAAGCTGCTTTGTAGCATCTTTTGGGAGAGCATCAGTAAATGTATGTAGGGTATACATAGCATTACTGATGTTACTCCATCTACAGAGAATCTCACCAATATTCCCGTTACACTGATAACTCTTTATGCTTACAGAGTTCTCAATATAGAATCCATCTGTAGGGCCAAGGTGAGGTTCTGCCCAAACCGGATTATCTGTGGTCCCAATGTTTGTTCCTCTTATATATGTCTGAGTAGCAACTGGGTCTGAATTGTCAGTTCCACAGATATGGCCATTTGAACCCCACCAACTGCTGCTTACAAGACCAGCAAGTCCAGTATTCAATATCAAACCCTTGACAGTCCTACCATCAAGACTCTCACTATATGGAGTATCAGAAGCTCGAACTATCGTTGTCTTACACCTAACTGTCAATATATCAGCAGATGTCTTTGTGACAGTTATTGGGTCACCTACCTCATCTCTGAAGAGGTTCCTACTCCAGAATGTCCCACCAGATGACGCACTGACAAGGCCAACTTCTTTCAAGTCACCGTTACCTTCGCTTGTTCCCCACTGAGCGCCAAGGATAAAATACGGGGCACCAGCAGTTACTGTGCTTGTGCTACAAAGTTCTGATATTGCTATCTTCCTTGAAGTCTCTGCACCAAGAGTAGTATCAGTTGTTGCTGGTTCAGTATTATTTGTCCCTATTGCAATATAAGGAAAACAAGCACCCGTCATAGGAGAGGTTGCTGAGAACTGTGCTGAAACAGATAAGCGCCTATTGAGTCCTGAGTCGAGGATTGTGTTCTTGTGCCAAGGAAGATGTAGCTTTACCCTGCCGGTCTTAGCATCCTTTAGAGTGACCTCCCACTCAGTTTTGAATCCTACACCGCAGTCCACGATATGTCTGTTATTTGGTATGAACAGACCAGATCTTCGTTTGGCGAAGTCACATCGTTGATTAAAGTCCACAGTATTCCTCCGACTATATTGCTAACAGAGAACTTATCTATATATCCAGTCTTGTCACCTACAGAATATGATGATCCACCAGACCAGAGAATAGAAAGAATCTGATTTGCAACACTTATAGAATCTTCAACATCATAAGTATAGTTGTCTGTCCTATCAATAACCACAAGCTGGTTGACAAGAGTCAGTGTCTCTTCAGGAGTCATTATGATAACGTTTGTCCAATCTATCGCAGATACAGAGTTCTGCAACTTCAACGTCTCATCTGACTCGATATATCTCGGCCAATTGCTGCTACGAAGATAATGTAGGGTAAACCTTCCATTTGCATGTCTAGCCGCAACACAAAGGACTACCCATTGAGCCTCATAAGCAAGTGGCCCTCCCCCAAGGAATGCATCATCAATATATAAGTCACCACTTAGCTCTGATGTGTCTATCACATTTTCCGTAGCCCAGACACTCTCGTAAGGAGGTTGACTCCTTGCCCTCCAACAGAGTTTACCATCAGAAGACCTCTTGTAAAATAGCAGAAGATCATTTTCTCGATCTGCTATCGTTACAGCAGAACTCCCTTCAGTAACTTTCTGTAAAAATGGAGTAACAGTGGTTATAATAAGTCTCTCATCATAAACCCACACCTCAGGGTGATACTCATCAATCCAATACTCATATCCAACACAGACGTTTCCAAGAGGGTCTATTGATATGAAAGGATTATGTATCTTGCCATACTGACCAGAGGGAATCAGAGGCAAATCCCAAGTTGATTCCCAATCAGAGTCATCAACAAGAACAAGTCCTACCTTTAGTTTCCCTGTCTCCTCATCTACAAATGTCCCGTATACTCTTCCATCAACAGGAGATACTGCCATCCTTGGGCGATTCTTTATTACAGCATCTCGCCTCTCAATGTGACCAGATTTTGTCTCACCCATTGTCCTCCTGTATTGAAAATACTTCTCATCATTTATCGGGTCTTTGAACTTCACATTAGACCTCTTTCAAAATGACGACAGGAGTGAACCTCTGCTCTCCAAACTTCTGTCCAGGTATCGGGCGAGGATCAAAGTTGAGAATCGTCACCTTTGGATTCCAAACAAAGTTCATCATCACTTTGTCTTCTGGGTCTCTCTCATCATCAAAGGTGACACTGCCTTCTTCATAATCAATTGTGAAACCTGTATCAAGAGCTAGGCCATTTAGCCACACTTTAGTATTTGTTGCTTCGTCTGTTGCAAGATTCCGATACGGAGCGAAGTATTTGTAATATGTATCATCACCTTTTGGCCAGCACTCTACAGCCCCGTTTGTATCTGACACAATTGAATCGTATCTCGCATCAAACTGCCACAACTTCAGATATATATTCTGACCGAAGAACCGCATGTAGGTATTGATTACATCAACACCTGCCTTCTTCATCTGAGAGTATGCCAGCTGAATCTTGTGATATTGGACAAGACGAGGGTCACCATACTTCTTGCGGTAGACAACCTTATCATCAAGATTATTACCCTTGTATTCTGCAAACTCAGGTTGCCCTTCAAGCAGTGTGAACTCAACCGGATTGTTGGCAAGAACCTTGTTTACATCTGCCTCTGGAGAATAGTATGGTTTTGATGTGAATATCCAAGAAACTCTTGCCATCTTCTTACCTCATAGACGAGTTTATGATCGCCACTTTATACTTATCAAACTCTGATGGTGGCGCTTTCGGTTTCCTTACTCCGCCAATATTGACGTTACCTTTTATACTGGTAACTCTTATCTTCCCTTTCGGTTTTTCGGCCATCCTAGTAGCTCTATTCCTCTCTATCTATACCTAGTAAAGCTAAATCCACCGGCTTGCACGCGGTGAATCTAGCTTCTTCGGTATTAAACCGTATCTCTCTACCCCTGCAATTGCATTCGAGTGAATTCACGCTCTACCTAACTGAAGGGGTTGCATTCAACTGGCTAGTCAGAACTTTCGCTGTCCCTTCTGTCATACCTGCCACAAACTGAGACCCAGCCCCACGAGGATCAGCAGACACTATCTCAATTCTAGCAAAGTTTACAGTAGTGTTAGAATTGATATTTGTTTGATTGGCTCTCGTCCCAAGACCAAGAGGCAACCCCTCTCTACCACCTTCAGCTGCTCTGCGGACATACTTCTTTGATGCCCACATAACATCTTCAGGACCTTGCATCTGTTGAAGCTCTTTTGGCTGTGGAGGCTCTTTTTTATGCTTACCCTTCCCAAAAAGACCTCCAACAAGAGCAGTCCCTACTCCTATTAGTCCACCAACTGGCCCTCCAGTAGCAAAGCCAGTAAGACCAGACATCAGGACATTGCCTCCAGAAACTTTCCCGGTTTGAGCAGCCTCAGAGTATCCACTCATAAAGCCACCAACGCCAGTCATTATGTTCCCAAGGCCATTAGCCTTTCTTCCCAAAGCGCCCTTTAGACCACCAGGGCTTGCTGCTATTTGTGAAAGGACACCAAGAGCAGGGATTCCTGCCATAGCTCCTGCTGCACCAACAGTATATGCTATAGAATCCATGCGTCCCATTTTAGCAGCGCCGACACAGCCTGCTGTTCCAGAAACTGCTACTGGGACTCCACCAACATTAGTTGGAACACCAGATGTTGCACCCGCCCCAGCATTCCCTCCTGGCATCTGATTAGCTTTAGCGGCTGCAATAACTCCAGCAGCTACGGCGCCAGTCATAACAGCAGGATTAACTGCTGGACTCTGTGCATTAAGAGTAGTAGAAGTTCCAGAGGCTGAAGCTACTGTAGCATCATTTGGCCCTTGAGGTTTAGGAAGTTGTGTGACTCCATCTATTACTACACCAAGGGACTTTATGTCGCCACTTAGAGTAGCAAGCTCTGGAATCTGCCCTTCTGGAACAGAAGATGCAGAAGCCGCAACAAACCTATTTACAGAGTCCTTGAACGAATCAACTCCTACACAGAATGCATCAACTGCTATCTTCTCAAGACCCTGTATATCTCTGCGATAGTTTATTATCTGAAGTTCCTGATTCATCTGCTCCTGCATAGCCTTCTGCTCAGGAGTCTGGAATACAGGATTCAGATATGGCATTATCACTTCATTTGTGATATAATCAGCAACAGCCTGCTTGTATGCATCCATTATCTTCTGGCCAAAGTCTACAGCATCAGACTCGCCAGTTATCACGCTATGGAAAGCATCAGCCCACCCAGACTTAATTGTGTTCTGAAAGTCTATGAATGGTTGCATCAAGTCTCGGAGGTTATCTTGTTCAGCCTGTATTACATCATCACCAAGGAACAGACCATCTCGGATAAACTCTTTGCGAATCTCTATGACCTTCTGTCTTGGTAGTTCAAGCATATCAAGATAGAAGTTTATTCTCTGCTTATCTTTCTCAATAGCAGTAGACAGATAGCCCAAGAACTTCTCTGCTCTAGTCTCAGGAGAAACCCCTGATTCTGCGAGAAGTTTATCGTAGACTTTTGCAAACTCCATAAGATTCTGGGTTGCCTTAGGAACAACATCAAGGTCATTAAACAAATTATTGCTCTGACCTTGCTCTCCAGGTCTTCCCAAATCTTTTGGAGGAACACCAAACGAAGTGTCACTCTGCCTTATTGTAAAGGCTGACCTATTAGATGCACCATACAGCTTCTCACCAAGGCTAAGACCTGCCTCAATCTGAGCCATAGCAGCGTCTCTTTGATCAAGAGCAGACTTTATTAGGAGAGACTTCTGCTGAGCAGCAAACTTAGCCATATCATTAGCCCGTTCAGCTTCTGTCTTCTTTTGGAAATCTGCATTACGCTCGTAAGCCGCTCTCTGCTCATCTAACTCTTTCAGCTGTAGATCAGTCTCTTGCTGTATCAACGCAACCCTGTTTGAGAAAGAGTTGCTAGCTGCAAGAGTTATGTCTCGATACATCTCGAAGTTAGCTCTGCGAAGTTCAGAGTAACTAGACATTTCTGCATCATATATCTCTGTAGTCTTCTGCTTGAGCTTCTTCTGATAATCAAGAGCAGCATTAGCCTTCTCTTGGTCAAAGGTCTTTGATATTGCATCCCAAGAGGCTTGGTCCCCTTCAGGAAGTAGCCCTTCAGCTATCTGCTTATTGCGCTCAATCTTGGCTTGAGTAAAGTTTTCAAGAATAGTATCCATCTTGTCAAGATACTCACTCTTGAGTATATCAAGCTCTTGGTTGGCAGTTGTAGCAGTTATGTTAAGATACTCAGTCTGCGACTTTCGATAGGCAGCATTTATCTGGTGATCATACTTCATACGATCAAGAGAATCCTGCGCAAGCTGTATCTCAAGTTTTCTCTGTGTATCTCTATCAACTCTTGCCTTCTCAGCAGCTGCCTTAGAGTTAATCGCAGCTTCCAATTGAGCAGCAGCAGCACGAACCTTGTTCTTCGCAGCCTCGTTTCCAGTTACATATTCAAGCTCAGTTGCAAGCCTTTCCCTGAGAGACTTTATTTGATCTTGTGCATCTCTTTCAATTTCAGTCTTTCGAGCTTTAGCTTCACCAGCTATCTGTCTTGTGTGAATATCAAGACCTGGCTCCTGTGCCCTAAGTCCTGCAACAGCAGCATCTGTCTGTGCTTTCCTTGTCCGATTTACAAGATCATTGTATAGGTTGTCGAGCTTTCTTGCTGCAGCAACTCCACTCTTGTCTCCCTCAATATCTCCAGGCTTTAGACCAGTTTCAGTAGGCTTGAACAGAGTTCCCTTTAGAAGTTTCGAGTATGTCTGAGCACCACGAATCACATAATAGTCTCTTCCAAAGCCTTCTGTGAATTGCTCAAGTGAACGCCCTGCTCCCCGATAACCTACACCAGTTCCCTTAGTAGGCGTTTCCACCATCTTTCCAGCAGTGTCCATTATGCCGATATGGTATCCAGCAGTCCCTGTTGCACCTTTCTTCTTGGTAACAACTATGTCGCCAGGCTGAGCCTCTCCTCCATAGGAAACTCCTTTTGCAAATCCAGCAGCAGCG